ACTGGTGGCGATAATTATGTAGAAGGTGTTATTGGTATGGCAGAAGAATATAGTTACAAAGTTTGTGAAGTTTGTGGTAACTCTGGTAAACCAAATAAAGGTGGATGGATAACTACTCTTTGTGATAGTTGTAGGAATAAAAGTGATGGAAGCAATTCTTAAATTTAATCTTGATGAACCAGAAGATGTTACATCTTTTGCTAGAGCAACTAAAGGTCAAGATTATTTTCTGGCTCTTTGGGATATTGGTGAACAATTGAGAAGTTGGGATAAGCATGGTCATTCTTTTAAGGATGCTGATGATGCTTTATCTCAAATACGAGAAGATTTTTACAGAGTTATGAACCATTTCAATATTAATTTAGATGAATCGTAAACTATATATCAATATGAATACATTATATTTTATAGCCCGATGCCTTTTAAGTGGCGGATTGTCTTGCATAACATCTATAGCGTGTTCACTAACTATTTTAGCACTATTAGCATCCTTAGTAGATGCTTTTAGATTAAATTACAAAGGAGATACTTATTGGGCTTTAAATGTTGCGTTGATTGGTTTGGTTATTAGTTGGATATTTAGTTTCGTTTCCTTTATGAGCATAATAAAATGAAAAAGAAAAGCAAAAAGAAATCTAAGCAAAAGATTGATGTTGTACTAGCATCACTACTTAATCTTGAACAAAAGATGCGAGAACTAATTAAAACCGTAGAAAAACTACAACCTGATAAGGCACCAGAAAAGAAATACTGGCCGGTTGATTACCCAAAACCATTTTTTATCAAACATGATAGTAACTAAATTTTTCCATCCGTTTAATTTTGTGGGAATAAAAAAACCTAAACTGGATACAGAATGGCATCCAAGCGATGATGTTTATCATTATGGTTTTAGTTTGGACTTGACCACAGAAACTTATTACTATACATATGATTGGGGAATTGGGTTCTGTTTTAGACTACTAGGATTCGGATTGGAAATAACAAAGGTAGAAGTATGAAAGACCGATTTCATCTGGAAGAAGAAATTAATCATTTATACACTTTTTGTGATAATATGAATAATCTAAGCGAAGGTATTTTAGAGCAGGGCTTAGATAAAGACGGTATTGTAAATGCTCTCAATGGCTTAAAGGTATTATTGGCTATACAAACTTCTAAACTACAGGATACACTGAGTCAATGTTTTAAACTGGATGGATACAATGACAACGAAATTATATAATCAAATTATGGATTTTGGAAATAGCGTTGGCGAGTATATTCGTATGGAGTACGAACCCATTTACTATGAAGAATTCAATACTAAAAATCTAAATATGTTTGATTTTATTGGTAGTTATTATATGGGAGGTAGTAACGTACCAGATACGGCACGATATGTTGTTGAACTTATTAAGATGAATAATAGAACAAAAAATTAATTACTTTATTTAAGGAGATAACTATGAAAAATATAGCACGATGCTTGTTAGTAATATCAATGACAATTGTATGTGGTAATATTTATGCTCAAGAGTGGATACCATATCAACCACAAAATCATGTTGTACAAACTACTGTAACTCAACAATCCTATGTTTATCAACCTCAACCAGTAGTTGTTTATCAATATGTTCCTTACGTTGTTAATCAACCAGTAGTTGTAGAACACAGATGTTTGCTTTATAGAACACAAAGAGTAGTATATGTTCCTCAAACTCAATACTTTTACCAACCAGTAGTAGTATACCGATGAAACCAGACCTAGAACAAGATTTATTTGCTAATTCAACAATAAAAGATAAGTGTAAATATAGCAAAGTTTATAGCCAAAATTTATATGCGGCTATGTGTAATAATCGTTTTTTTTATGGTGAAAACGAATGGACTTGTTCGTGGAGAATGAGTGGTGGAATAGTAGCAGACCTTAGAGATTGTGGGGAGGATTATCTAGACTATTATTGTTCTGGTATGATCAATCTTGACGGTTCTGTTAGCGAAAGCGTTGTTACTGATGAAATAAGATTAGATTTAGCCAAAATAGGATGGATTGTTAAACCTTATGAAAAATAACGAAACAACTCCACCAATTTTAGGATCAGTTATTAATGAGGGCGAAAATGCCCCATTTGCCGATTTATATTATGATACTTTTCCAGAATGGTATGATGTAGAATGAGTTTTGAACAATTTATAAAATTAGTAGATCAAACGTATAATAGTTTTAATTGGCGTTATGGTCAGTGTGTAATGAATGTTTTACACGCTATTGATAAAAATAAATATGAGAATCTATTAGCCACAGAAAACGATTGCTACTATGATGATAGTGTTGTACAAATTACTCTTAATAGACTAAAGACAGAATGGAAAACTTAGGCTTAAAGTTCTTTAATAATTATATATCAGAAAATGAAGAACAACTAATTATATCTGATATTGAAAATTTTCGACAAAATAATCCAAAGTTAGTTGCCAACTACGGAGATAACAACTATGATAGTATCTATTTTGGAGATAGATATAAAAAAAATATAAATGATGCTCCATCTAGTATTGTTAATATCTACAATAGGCTAATTACAGATAATTTGATCGCAGAAATACCTTTTGGTATAGCGATTAATAAATACAAAAAAGGACAAAAAATAGCAGCACATATTGATAAGCCAATTAGTGGGCCAATAGTTAGTATACTAAGTTTAGGTTATTCATCAACAATGATATTTAAGAAAAAAAACTTAGACGATATAGTTCAGGAATTAAATCCAAGAAGTTTAGTACAAATGAAGGATGAGATTAGAAACGAATGGACTCATGAAATTTTACCAGTTAAAGATACCAGATATTCCATAGTGTTTAGATCATTACAATGATAGATATAGATGACTACATAAATAAACTCAATGCTGAGATTGAACACCTGAAAAATCTTAATCAATCACTTCGTAATGAAATACGAATTCAAAGATATGAAATAGCACAATATAGAGATACAATAAATATTTTAAAAAATACTATAGAAATGGATCTAGATGTTAACAATTAAACCACAACCATATAATAGTGTTTGGGTCAGTGCTGATTCTCAAGAAGAATTGGGGCTAACATTTATGCGTTTTCAAGAATATTATGAGAGTCCTAATCCAAAATTTCGTGGTAAAATTTTCACTATCGGGCAATTAAGACACTGGTACTCTGAAAATTATGGAGCCAATAACTATCATACAACATGGGTTGGTTTTAATTTTCCTAGTAAAGTATTAAGTCCATTTAAAGAAGGACTGTTCGATCCTCTAACCATAGAAGAAAAGAGATTACTTGAACTTTTACGTTATCGTAGAGATAACTTCTATATTATTGGTGCTCAAAATAATAGCGTATTAAGACATGAACTATCTCATGCTCTATATTCTAGTAATCTTAAATATAAAAATGAAATAGATAGTTTTATCGCTAAAAATAAATCGAAAATTTTAAAGATTAACAAATATATTCTTAATAAAGGATATTCCAAAGATGTGTTAAATGATGAAATTCAAGCATATATTACTGATAATGATGATAGTGAATTAATTAATATGGCTTGTCCTACTATTATTGCTGGAGTTAATAAAATTTTCAATAAATATAATAAAGCAAAGGTTAAAAAATGATGGATGATATGAGTGACGAAGAAAAAAGTTACCATGATTGGGTAGCAAAAAATGTTAAGTATATTGGTACTCATAAAGAGTGTGTGTCTATTATGAAAAAATTATATATGGAAGGTTTTGCTGCTGGATTTGTTTATCATAATAAAATTAAAGCAGAGGAACAACTACAGAAATGAATGAATATACTTTAGTACTTCCAAATAATTTTGGTAGATATTATCATTATTACCATTTTTTACATGGTTATCTATTACCATTTATTTATCATATAGATGAGATAGATACAAATGATAAATTTTTATTTTATGATTGTGATACTATGAATCGTCATATTTTAGATACAAATTTAGATATTACTTTTGATATAAAAAACAATATACCTAAATATAAAATCAAAAAAACTCTACGCTATAATGGATTTGATAGTATACATCATAAGATAAGATTTTGTCCAAATTTTCCTAAACTATTAGATAATGCTTTTAATATATATAAGCCACAACTGGATAAGAAAGATAATATTATTATTATTAATAGATCATATACTGAACCAAAAGTATTTATGAACGAAACATATGGTTCACAAAGACGCAGTATCAAAAATATTAATGAGATTTATGATGCGGTGCGTAATAAATATCCAAACACAGAATTACTTGAACTAGAGAATATGTCTATTAAGGAGCAAATAGAAAAATTCTATGGTGCAAAATTGATTATCGCACAACATGGTGCATCATTAGCCAACTTGGTATGGTGCCGAGAAAAAACAAATTTTATTGAAATATCTAGTTATGATTTAGGGAATATATATATGTTTTATGGTGTTTTGAGCGAGAAAAAAAATCTTACTAGAACTGTTATTAGAGAACATGGTTTACATTTAACTATTGATCCTAATAAGATACTAGATTTATTACCATCATTATAAAGAATATAATATATGACTTGGGATGGAAATTTTAAATACGAACCTATGCGACCAGCAAAAGTTCAACAAATAATGGAAGTATACAAAAACGAACAAGTATATGATTATATAATGGAATTATATGAATTAATTAACTATCAAAAACAGATAATTAATGAACAAAGAGTAGAAATTATAGGATTGAAACATAAACAAGCATGGAAAAGATATGATTTACCAGAACAATCGTTTAAAGTTGACATTGACAAACCGCCGAAATCTGGTAATATGAGTTGCTAGGAGGATACTATGCTTTGGAGTGAAGTTAAAAGATGGGCCAAATCTCACGGTTATGAAACTCTTAAAGATAAGGGTGACGAAGAAAATGGTGATAAGGTACAGTATTATTGGACTAAAATAGACAACCCATCTTCTAGTGGTGTTAGTCCTAGCGTCAGTAAACTGGCTAGAGATATTTACAATGACATTACTAATGGAGAATGGGTAGATTATCAAATTTCATATAAGGAATCACACTAGATGAACGCAAAATTAATTAGTGTAACTCCAGATGCAGAAAAAACTATGGCTTATTGTGCCAGAGTGTCCAACCCAAACAATCAAGGTTTAGATAATTATGCTAAATAAAGTTGAACTACTAGGATATTATGGAAATGATAAAATTCATGCTTGTTCTGCATGGACTAGTACATCTAGAGACTTATCGGAAGATAAGATTGATCGAATACCTAAACTATTAAAAATGTTAGCGGATGAAGGTCATCATACTCCTTTTGAAAAAAGTTATTTACATTTTTTAGTAACAACAGATATAGCATCGCACATTCATATAATTAAACACAGAATAGGAGTAAGTGTTAATGGCGAATCTGCAAGATATAAAGAGATTAAGGAAGATCAATATTTAATTCCTGAAGATTGGCCTTTAATTTGGCAAGAACAACTTAAATCTTATACTCAACTAGGTTTGGATAAATACCATAATTGTATAGAAAGTTTAGTTAATGATTATGGTTTCGATAGAAAAAGAGCCAAAGAAAGTGCTAGATTTTTTAGACCATACAATACCCAGATTACTTCTGATGTAAGTTTTAATTGGAGAAGTTTTTATCATTTTCAATCATTACGCAATAAACCTAATGCTCAGTTAGAAATTAGAGAAATTGCACAAACTATGTTAGATTTAGTAAAAAATATTGATAATAATCCATTTAAATATACAATAGAGGCATTTGGATTATAAGATTTTATCTGATTTACTAATATTATCTTTAGCCCATAATGGCTGTAAATTTGTATAGTGAAAACACTTTCTCTGTTGTTCAGGATCGCTCATGTCAAAACTGGAACATGGAATTATATGGTCTATATGCCAACCATATTTTCCATAATTTTCCCAAGTCATGCCTTCTTGAAACTTATTTGCTAAATATGTTTTTAAATATTCAATATCACAGCCAATTAGTTCTTTAGTTTTTTCTTGTTTTATATTATTCTTAACTGCCAATCTTAATCTGCTTCTTAAACTACTTAATATTCTATATGATAAATTATTTTGATATTTATTTCTTTCATATTCTCTCTGTAATTTTCTATATTCTAAACTGGCTTTATGTCTAAGAATTTCTTTTTTATTTTTTTCATAGTAATTTTTATTATATTTTGAAGTATAGTTTTTATTATTTTTTCTATACCCATTCATATATTTTGATCTACTTTGTAAGATTGAGGTCTTGTTTTTTTGAAAATGCTGTTTATGATAAAGAGAAACGCAAGACTTACATTTTGCGTCCAATCCAAATTTTCCGCCCTTTTTCTTGTAAAAAGAAGTTAACTTTTTATTTTTGAGGCAAACGGTACATTTTTTAGTTTTCATATATTTCCTTTTAATATCAAATACACCAAAATTCAAGAATTTACTCAAAATGAAAACATTTAATATCACGGCACAGGTATTTAAAAACAGCGATTTGTCAAAACAAAATCTATTAATTAATCAGGTATTTGATGGTTCTACTTCTGAAAATGCTCTTTCTAATTTTAAATTACATTTTCCTTCTATAGAATATTCTTTAGTAAAAATTCTATCTGTTGAAGAAATTCCTCAAGAAGCGGCTTGACTTCTGCCGATAATGCTGTATACTGTGACCAAGGAGATTCTATGAACAGATACGGACTTTGTTGCATTAGTCTTAAACTAAAAGAACAAGGTATTGGTCATCAGACCATGACTTTTAAGCGTTTCAATAGTTTACCAAGAGAAGAGGCATTAACTATTCTTGGAGAAAGAATTCTTAATAATCTTGTAACAACAAATGAAACAATCAAATTTTGTGGCAATAATAATTATACTTATAGAGTTAGCAGTGATATTTTTCCTCTCATTACTTATGATGAGGCTAATGTCTCTTTAGAGGATTTACCAAACCATGAAGATATTCAAGACGAGTTTGATAATATCGCACAAACTATTTCCACTACTGGCGTTCGTGTTAGTTGTCACCCTAGCGAGTTTAATTCGCTATCAAGTCTCTCCGATAAAGTGGTCGAGAAAACAATCGTTGAACTCAACTTCTACAGCAGTTTCTTCGACAGAATTGGATTACCGGCGGATACAAATTCCCCAATGAATCTTCATGTTCATAACAATAATGGAAGTAGAGAAGAAATTTCTCACAGATTTTATTCAAACTTCAAGCGTTTAGACGAAAATTGTCAGAAGCGTATGACTATTGAGAATGACGATAAACTTAATTGCTGGAGCGTAAAAGAGTTGGTGGATATTTTTCATCCTATTACTAGGATACCCATTTGCTTCGATTATCTTCATCATAAGTGCCATCCTAATAATCTTACAGAATGTGAGGCTATTAATATGTGTTATGATACATGGCAAACTAGACCACTATTTCATTACAGCGAAAGCAGAGAGGGTAATAATCCTCGTGCTCATGCTGAGTACGCTTATAATAAGTTTGAAACTTATGGTCTAGAATTTGATTTAGATATGGAATTGAAGGGTAAAGATCTAGCGATTGAACAATATGAAAAATCTCAAATTTATTCATATAACTAAAACAGCGGGAACATCAATAGAAGATATTGGTAAAAAGGCGGGATTAAACTGGGGTAGATTTCATAAAGAATATGCTCAAAGATGGCATAGACCTTTTAGTACAATAAATCAAAATATAAAAGAAAAATACGATTGGTTTACAGTAGTTAGAAATCCATATGATAGGATTCTATCAGAATTTTATTGTAGATGGACTCCACCAACAAATAAAAATGTCTCAATAATTGAATTTAATAAACAGACAAGATCGCATATATTAAATAGATATAAAAATAGATATGCTTTAGACTTTCATTATACGGAGCAGTATCTATATATAGATGATAATGTTATTATACATATTTTAAAATTTGAAAATTTATTAGATGAATTTAATGCTTTAATGCAAAAATATAATCTAAATATTAGTCTTAATATAAAATCAAATACTGGAAATAAAAAATATACAATTAATGATTTTGATACCGAAACAATAGAACTGATCAATAATGTTTATGCTCAAGATTTTGAAATGTTCAATTATAAAATAAAGGACACTAAGAATGAGTAGTTGGCTTATAGCACTCACCGGATTAATATATCTGTATGTAGCACTAGAACAAGGATATAGAGGAAATATCGGTATGTTAATAGCATATGTTGGTTATGCTTTTGCGAATGTTGGTTTATATATGTTAGCCAGTAAATGAGAATATATCATGGATAATTTTAAAAATAAACCAGAACCAAAAAAAATCAAGATGCCACCACTGGTTGACCGATCAGTGATGTATGATACAATGAGTTGGAAAGATGACTTTGTTGGGCATAAGAATGAAAATAATTCAGAAAACAGTTCGGAAAGCATATCAGAATTGGAATCCTACGAAACAGATTAGATGTTATCATTATTGTGCGGCTTTTGATGGCACTAAACTTATTGCTTTTACTCAGAATAATCCTATTAAAACCCATACTGGTGCCTATCGTATAGGAGAAGATTTTAATCTTCCAAAATATAAGGAGTTTCCTTTTTTCCACAGTGAAAGTCGTTTAATCAATAAGTTACTGAATAAATATAATTTTATTAATCCTTCTTGGAAAATTGTGGTCATGAGAATTAATAGATGTGGTAAAATTCTTGGAAGCAAACCTTGTGAAAATTGTAGTAAACTATTGAGTGCTGTTGGATTAAACGATATTTATTATAGCACTGATGATGGAAAATTTAGCGACAGTATTGGGAATTTGACTACAGTAGACGAGTTGACAATGCCGATGCTTATGGTATAATTCGCCCAACGGAGGCAACCATGAACTGTATTTACTGCAAAAATTGTGTTGGCATTGATCGTTATGAGTTTCTTGTTGAAACTGGTCGTAAAATTATCTGCAAGGATTGTAGCGTAGAAAATCGTGCTGTGGGCTTTATGGATTGGGGACACAAAACCGCACCTAGTTTGGTGCTTGTTCCATCTAATGCTACTGAAACTATTCGTAAACTTGATAGAGCAAACCGGAGGGCCAGATAAATGACTTGGCTTGATCTGTATAATTATTTGTATGAAAGAGCAAACGATATTAAAAATCCTGGTAGTTTTCCTTGGCAAGACAATGTAGAAGTATGGGATTGGGAAACGCTAGATTATTATCCAACAGATGTTGTACAAAACCCATCAGATAACAAGATTTCTCTTTCAGTGGATACATATCAACAACCGGAGATTACAAAGTAATGGATCTTGAAATTGAAAGTTTGCTTTTTAAGCAAGTTGAAAAACCCAAGCATTATCTTATGACTCGTATTATTAATGTGTGGGAAAATCGTTATAGGATTAATGTATATATTGAGATTGAAGAAGATAATCTGATTAAAAAGCGAATCCACAGTAGTTATTTTTGTCATTATAATCCTGGCAAATTGACTATTTTTCCTGACAAAGATAAAAAAACCGAAGAACCGCTAAAGAAACGCTCTTGACAATGCCGATTATTTGGATATACTTAGGGTATAGCACCCAACACAGGAGACTAAACTATGGGACTTGGTAGAGGCAAAAAGGCTTGCGATAAGTGCGGAACGGTAACTGGCCCCCGTGCTTATATGTGCAAGAATTGTAATACTCCTTTTATGTTCAAGAATAAGAGCAGAGAGGATAGGAATACAAAAATTATTCGTAATATTAACTGGAGAGAACTCCAAAAGGGAGACAAAATCAAGGTTGCTGGTGGCCCATACTTTGTTCATCATGGCGATTTTATTCCTATGGGCTATCGTGGAAAGTTTCTTGTAGAAAGAGTTGATGAAAATGGTATTCTTGCATGGGGACTTGATAAAAATGCTGGATTTTGTCATATCTGGATGAATGGAGATATTCAGAACAAAGAAACAGGGGTTTGGAAAACTCCACATAAGATTTTGAAGTTGAAACTTAAATCTGTACTAGTATGACCACTAATACTGAACAAAAAAAACAACTAGAAAAATTAGTACAATATCGTGAGGATATTCAAAATATGGTTACTGATATGGATACCATAATTAAAGAATATTTTTCGACCGAATACGGAGTGGCTCATCAACATTGGATTCCACAAATTTTGACCGCTCTTTATAATGATACTAAATGGCTTCCAAGAGGACAGTATAGTATGCAAGATACAATAGACCATATTAATGATATGGAAATTGGTTCTGGTGTAAAGAAATATATCAAATAAATTGGAGATAAAATGTCTGAAGTTTATGCTATTGTTGATTTAGATGGATATGCTGCACAGATGCGTGAAGCAGCAGCGAAAAGTATATCGTCAGATAATAGAGATAATTTAGATGAGTATATTTCATTGAAGCAAATGACCAATTTGGTGGAGGAATTTTGTCTTGGTCATGATGACGAAGATCGTCCTCTTTTGGATGAAGATACTAATGAACAAATTTTTGAAGAAACAGCGATTTGGATTCACAATATTGCCCTAGCAAAACTTGCAGCACAAGACTTGATTGAATGTGCTTGGGATGATAAAGTCAACGAAATGGTTTTCTGGCAAAAAGAAACTAAGAAAGAGAAGAAGCCAAATGCTAAATCACGAACTAGAAACAAAAATATGGGAGATAAAAAATAAACTAGCAGATATTAGAGAATATATCAGTTCGGATTTTTGTAATAATTGTATAGAAATGTATAAACAAAGAGAAATTTGGGAACAAAAACTTAAAGAACTTGAAAATGAACGTGATAGACAGTCTTAAAGAGTTGAGTGTGCCAGAAATCGGAAACTATTGTCATAAAAATAGTATTCCAGCAAGTGTTGCTATGATTAATATTGGTGGAGATTTTAATCTCAGCACAATGGTTCGTAATGCTAATTTTTTTGGATTTAGTAGCGTACATTATGTTGGTAAAAAGAAATGGGATAAAAGAGGTAGCGTAGGAACCCATCACTACACTCCAATGTTTCATTATAAAACCGAAGAAGAGTTTATTAAAGTAATTAAATCTACTGGCCGACCATTAATTGCTATTGAGAATAATATTCCAGAATACAAAGAAATCACATTCGATCCTTTTAGTTTTGATTTTTCTAATATTGATGAACCAATTTTTATTTTTGGAGAAGAAAATGCTGGTTTATCAGAAACAATTCTTATGGCTTGTAGTTGTGTTCTAACTATTCCTACTTATGGAAGTGTACGGTCTTTAAATGTTGGAACAACTAGTGGTATTATTATGAGTATTTATCGCAACTACTACGAAAAATATCTCAAGAGTTGACAGGGATCGGTCGATAGTATACAATACAAACACGGGGGATGCGACCGCCGGTAGTGGTCACCTGTCTTATAAGCAGTTCAAGAGAAAGGTTCAACTCCTTTATCCCCTATTTATTTTTGAACTATAAAATATTTCCTAGAACTATTACCTTTATTTTTTGCTTTGTATGTTGGAAGTTGACAATCGCAATTTGGACAAACTATACGGAGATTATTAAGTTTATTATTATTGGATTTGCCATCAATATGATCTACTATAAGAGTAATGGGTTTTCCATTCCAATTATCTCCAGATTGCCCGCAAATCATGCAATTATTTCCATGTTTTCTAATAAGATATTTTCTAATTCTAAGATTATGATAATGCCCATCGCCAAAACCTTCTTGTTCAATAATTTTATCACTCTGGAGTCTGCGATATTCGGTTGAGCATTGTTTGGAACAACAAATTTGTGTAGCATAATCAGTATGAAAATTCTTTTTACAATTAGGACATTTAGCATTATTATTTGATTGAGGTTTTCGTTTTGGATGAGTTTTATTAGTATAAGTAGCACTACAAGACAAACAACAAAATTTAGCATTACTAGTTTTTTTAAAGCAATTAGCACAATGATTCATAGTCGAACTCCTTGATTAAAACTTGATAAAGTATCATACACCATTTCGTCTAAAAGGAACAAAATTTATGACTAATCGTTCAAATCATTTAGCAAGTTATACGTTCTTAATTGGGTTACTACTACTGTCTTTTCTATTTAATATACATTTCTATAGTAGATTACAGAAACTAGAATTTGATTCTGTTTTCTGGCGTTGTGGAACTAGTCAAATGGAATTTCAGCAGATTAAAAATGAGATTGAGAGACTAGAAAATTGGGAAGATAATACAAAAAGTGTACTTAAGAAATAAGGGGGCGTAAAGGTTTCGACTACATAAAGATTATTATATTGGCAAGTAGTGGTTGGTGGAAGGGCCACTTTAAAAATCTACCAAATGCTTTAACTGGCACAAATCAGTTAGCCCTTGCTGCCTAATAAAAAACGGCAGTAACAGACTGCGATACCGATTGAGGGTAGGTATCAAAAGTCTGTCGTTAAATCCCTCTGCACTTACAATATCCAACGGGTTGTAGGTTAAGAGCAGTTGGTAAGATAGGATTAGTCTTGTTTATTCTGTACTCCTATTTAATCTATGAATAAAATAAACTTGTAGAAAATGTAATTTGAAATATGATAGCACGGCAGTTCGACTCTGCCCGCCTCCATTAAATACTTGCTCATCTCCATTTTTGGTGTATTATAAATTACCAACTAAGGAGATACAAATGATTACTAAAACTAAGATAATATGTGCTGTATGTGCTAAGGAAACAGAAAAACCAGCAGCAGAAATAAAAAGACAGAAAAAAAGGGGTAAAACTGAATTTTATTGTAGTCTTAAATGTGCTGGGAAAAATAAAAATAATTTACAACATCTAACAAAATTTAAAAATAATTTTTTAAATACACAATATACAAGACAAAGAGATAAATATGCTGGTTTTAGATGGTATATGAAAGTAATCAAAAAAAGTTCCAAAAAGAGAAACCAGTTCTATGATGTAGATATAGAATACTTGGAAATGCTTTGGAAACAACAAGGCGGTATTTGTCCATTCACAAAACAAAAACTGGTATTAAAAAAATATAGTGACGATAATATTTCAGCACCATATTCTGCATCTGTTGATAGAATAGATAATAGTAAAGGTTATATTAAAGGGAATATTCGTTTTGTTGCTCTTATGTTTAACTATGCCAGAAACAGATTTTCTGATGAACAAGTTATAGATTTTTGTAAAAACGTTAGTCAATCAATAAAGGTATAATATGAGTTTCTGGAAAAAGATATATAAAAAACTGCGTAAGCAGGAAAAGAAAAATCCTGAAGAATTAGCAGAAGATAGATATCTAAAAAAATTAAAGAAACAACTCAAGAAACATAAATGAGAAAAGTTTGCATTTATTGTGGAAAAAGAAAAAATAAAAAATCTTTTTCTAAACATAAAAATCGTGTTGATGGATTAGATACACGATGCAAACAATGTCTCAAAAAACATTCTAGATTGAGAAATCAACTTCATAAAGAAGCACCACCAAAACCAGATGTTTGTCAATGCTGTGGAAGAATTCCTTTTAAGAATAAATGGTGTTTAGATCATGATCATGATGATAATAGTTTCAGAGGATGGATTTGTGAAAACTGCAATTGGGGACTAGGACAATTAGGAGATACTCTTGAGAGTATCACGAAAGCCATGAACTATTTACTTGCTGCTAAAATAAATAATTTAAGAAGCAAGACCCGTATTGACGATACTTGACAATACAGATAGCGTATGGTATACTACGCTAAATACAGGAGAAACTTTGGATGATTCACGATTTTAATTATGTTATGGGAATGGTTCGTGATCTTCGTGCTACGAGCAGCACTAAAGATAAGGAAGGAATTATTTTGGATTATTGCGGACATAACAGTGCCGCAGCATCTTTCACTAAAAATATTTTACTTTATACTTATCATCCGTTGTGGCAATATAATGTGACCAGCGATAATTTGAAGAAGAAGAATCATCTTGTAGCCAGAAAGAACGAATATAAAAATTTCTTTGATTTGTTGGATGCTCTAAAGAGTCGAAAGATTACTGGACATGATGCTATCTCTGCTGTGAATAGTTTTATCGAACACTACTCTGAATACGAGGAACTGATTCATTGTATTATCGACAAGGATTTGAAAACCCGTGCTGGTGACAAGATTATCAACAAGGCTATTCCTGACCATATTCCAGAGTTTAGTGTTGCTCTGGCAGATAAGTACGAGCCTAAACTGGTAGATTGGAAGGATGGCTGGTATGTTAGCAGAAAAATTGATGGTGCTAGATGTATTGGGATTGTTGATAGTAATGGTGATACTACCTTCTATTCCCGCACGGGAAAAGAGTTTGATACTCTTGGCATCGTTAGGGATGGTATTAAGGCTCTTAACATTACTAATGTAGTATTTGATGGAGAACTTTGTCTTGTTGATGATGATGGTAATGAGGACTTTCAGGGAGTGATGAAACAACTAAAGAAGAAGGATCATACTATTCCTAATCCATCTTTTAAGATTTTTGATATGATTACGCACGATGAATTTTATAGCAAGAAGGGCGAGAAGAATCGTCCGTATTCTATTCGCTTGGCGAATCTGACAGAGACTATGAGCAAGAACGAATGTCCATGCCTTACTCTGCTGGAACAAGAACTGATTCATAATGACGAACATTTTCAAGAGTGGGTTAAAGAAGCCGCTGATTATGGTTGGGAAGGAATAATGCTGCGAGCAGACGAGCCATATAAGGGCAAGCGTAGCAAAGACCTTCTGAAAGTTAAGAAGTTTTTTGATGACGAGTATGAGGTTGTTGATGTTGAAATGGGGCCATTTAGATATGTCTTGAATGGTCGAGAGCATGAAGAAACTATGCTATCTTGTGTGATGATTAAGCATAAGGAACATATTGTTAGGGTTGGTAGCGGTTTCGCTATTGACCAAAGACAAGAATTTTATCAGCATCCTAAAAAGATTCTTGGAAAGATTATCACAGTCCAGTATTTTGAGGAAACCAAAAACCAAGATGGTGGTATTAGTCTAAGATTTCCAACATTTAAAATACTTCATGGTTGCAATAGAACTATTTAAATATAACCAATTCTATTCTACAATAGATAATTATTCCATCCAAAATTTTACTATTTATGGGGAAAGACATTCTGGTACTAATTGGGTAGAAAAATTAATCAAAGATGTATTTCATATTCCAATCACTTGGGATTATGGTCATAAGCATTTTTTTGGTTGTTCTCAATGGAGTAATTTAAATACAGCACACAATACTTTATTTATAGGCATTGTTAGAAATATTTACAATTGGATAGGAGGTATGAAAAAAACTCCATATCATTTAGATACATCCAATATTTTAGATATTAAACCTTGGCAATCTGCCAGAGGTTTATCTGATTATCACAAATTTTGTGATTCTCATTGGTATACAAAAGAGAAATATCAAGATATTTTTGATATGAGATCTAATAAATTACAATTTTTATACCTGTATATGCCATATTTAGTAGATAATTATATTTTTATTCGATATGAAGATTTAATTGAATATACAGAGGCTATTTTAGATATAATTTCTGATATGTATAAAATTAGAAAAATATCAAATAGATATAATAGCGATAGAAGTAAAATACATTTATATAAATTATCTAATCACTATATTAATGAAATTAATAATTCTACTCAATGGAAAACAGAAAATATGGTTGGATATCAACAGATATGGGACAAGTCTCAACCATATAGATTTGACTAAAGTCTACCGTATTGACTAGACGATACTCGTAGTGTAGAATCGTAGCATCATCGCTAACATTGGAGTTTTTATGATTGTTTTGAACACTGTTGCCGAAAATAATACTGTTGAAATGAGCAAGAGTAAGGCCGATATTTTCTTCTCTACATTCCCCAAAGATAAGGTTGTAGCATATAGAGAATATTGGGAGAGTGTTCGTCCTCAGAATGTTGAAGATATTTTTCGTCGTTATCTCTTTGCATATACCAGCGTTCATACCACTTGGCAAGGTAATGTTAAGGGATATAATGCTATTAAGAATTTTAATGAGTGGATTGATAATGAAAATATTCTGAGAGATAAATTGCATAAGAGTGGTGTTGGCCTACACAATAATCGTACAAAATATATTTGGGACTTTGCTAGTAAGTTTTGGGCTAATCCTAAAGACTTTTATTTTACCTCCAAGAAGGGTCATGTTAAGAAGCGTGATTCTATTGTAAATAAAATTAGTGGCATTGGTTTGGCTAAGGTTAGTTTTGCCTTAGAAATGATCCATCCTAATGAGGCCAGAGCATTGTGTTTGGATGTTCATATGCTTCGCCTTTACGATATGGAAGATTTGAAATATAATAAGAGTAAGAGTGGCTCAACCATTTATAAAAAGGCTGAACGTCACTGGGTGGTAAATTGCGGCAAGCAAAAAATTCCATCATATATTGCCCGCTGCTTGTATTGGGATAATTTGCAAAAGAAAGAAGATAGTCGTTATTGGAGTTTTGTTCTTGAGGACTAATTATGAGCCAAAATGGTAAGGGTTCTAAACAAAGACCAAAAAGCGTAGATCAAAAAACATGGGAAAAAAACTATGAACGAATCTTTGGTAAAAAAAGACCAAAAAATAAATAACTATCGAACTCTTTTCATACGATGTGACTGTCATAGTGAAGTTTTAGTTATAGACTATGATGCAACATTTAAGATGATAGAACTATCAGTATTTAGTTCTTTGATTTCTTCTAAAATGTCTCTTTGGCAAAAAATACGATACATTTATCAAATACTAAAGAACGGAAAACCATATACCGATCAAATCATATTGCACAAAAATCAAATAGATGAATTAAAAGTATTTCTTAACAATATATAGTGTATATTATTATATCGCTAACTCAAAAGGAGATAGATATGATAATGAAAAATTATGTTGCTGATGAATTAAGCAATAAGGTGTATCATCTTCATAAGGCTCTGGAAAAGGCTAGAGAAATCATATCAATATTAGAAAATGAAAATAAAAATCTGAAAAAGATTATAGATGATTTAGAAGAACATGAAATTCAGACTGTTTGAACTTAAAAATTCAAGTTGCGGTCTTGACAAGACGATACTACAGGATACAATGGTAATACAAAGCAGGGTTGAACTGATCGCGTGATCGGTACTGTTTTGTGGATTTTGGATTGAATTGGAGGTTGATTATGGCTGATGTAAATATTGTTGAGAAGCAGAAGCGTGTTCGTTGCTCTGATGAGCAGTTTCTTGAGGCTGTTTTTTCGTCTAAGACTTATGCTGAAATTGCCAGCAAGACGGGTCAGAAGGTTGCTACCACAATGGCTCGTTTTGCTCGTACTAAAGCGGCTCTTGCTAAGAAGGGTGAAGAACTACCAACTATGGAACGTGCGAAGCCATCTAAGACAGTGGATAATGTTGAGGCTATGGCCGACTTTGTTCGTCGCCTAAAGGCTCACGCTAACGGCTGAGAGGGTTTTTAAAACCAATAGGCAATCGGCTACAAGAATTTAAATGACAGAGGCACAACAAGATAATCAACCTCAAGTCAATGGTTTTTGTAGTCGGTTGTTTTTATGGGAGTGTAGACCAAAGGCAGAGTCAAGGCACTTAAAATGCCTCAAGTGTGGGTTCGACTCCCACCACTCCTATTTATTGATTAACTTAATTCTATAAGGATACAATCATGAGTAAAAATTCTCTGGAACTATATAAGATCGGCAGTAAAGTTAAGTTGACTGATGATGTTTATGGAACTATAGTTAGTGCTACTATTAGTGCTGACAATAGTATCTCGTATAAGTGTGGTTGGTGGAATGGTCGTAGTTATTCCACTGAACATTTTGCACCAAACGAACTAGAAGTTACAGTAGTTGAGAAAACCAAAATCGGATTTGTTTCATGAACGAATATTCTGATCCATTAGACTATGTTTTGAATTGTACTGAACAAGGTCTTGTACCAAAACTATTCACAGTTCAAAATGCTAAAGACGAACTAGAAAAACTAAGACAAAAATTAGGCTCTTTTAAAATTGTTGCGTATGGCAGGATTAATGACAAACATGATCTGTATGGATTGAGCATTAATCATAATCCATATTTAAACCAAGATACTGTTGTTCCTCTATATTCTAATAGAGAAGAATTTCTAAAAGATGATTGGAGAGGATACCAATATGGTCGCTCTGCCAAATAAATTTTATCGTGGCATAGTTCATAGTCCTAAGAATCCTAAACATCCTAATTTTAGATTTTTAATTGTGGATACGGTATACGAGAAACAGGATGAAAACGGCGAATATTATACCGATTCATTTAATACTTACGAAGATTTTCTTTTTCATAATCCAGACAAAGGCGATTCTTTTTATGGAGTATATGGCTCCTATTGGATAGATATTCCACGAAATACTCTGAAGATTAGCGAAACATTTAGTCTTAAAGAAGCAATATTAATTGCTGAATCTATTATGGGTAATTCTATTATAGAAACGACAGAGTAAAATGATAAATACTGAATTTGAAATTGATTATAGTGATTGGTTTGATGAGGGAGGATGCTGCCAAGTATATCCTATTAAAAATCACAAAGGTTCGGTATTTAAAGAGTTTAGAAACAAAAAGAAAGCCAGTGAAGCATATTCTATTCAAAAAAAATTAGCCAAATTCGACCTTGCCCCAAAAATATTTAGTAAAGTTTGCAAATTAAATTTTGCAGAAGAAGAGGGCGTCATATTTTATGAAAGTAGTGATTGGGGATTTATAACAGAATATGCTAAAACTTGTAAAGCCAATACTACTATTAGTATGAAAGAAATTCAGAATTTAGTTGATGATATTCTTGAAAAAACTGGTTTAAAATTTTGGGATTGTCATTGGTATAATGTGGGCCTAGTAAAAAGAGGCCGCTCTAAAAAATTAGTTTGTATTGACACTGGCAAAGAAAGTTTTGATGGTAATGCTAATGCTTGGGGGAATGTTGATCCTGGGCCTAGATGCGGATATTGTTCAAAATATAATTGTAAATGCTAGGAGAATATTATGCCATATATAAGTGAAGATGATAGGCTAGAGTTAGATCATTGTATTGACCAATTAACCCTTTGTATTCGTGATATTAAACATTCATTGAATAATCCGCACGACTTTAGTATTTATTTAGGTCGAATAAATTATTGTTTTTCTCGTATATTATCGGGCTTAATGGAACAACCATCATATAATAAGATCGCTATGATTACTGGTGTATTAGAAAATGTGAAACAAGAATTCTATAGAAGAATTGCTGCTCCATATGAAGATATTAAAATTATCCAGAATGGCGACATAAAAGAGTATAAAAAACTAAAATAAGGAGCCTATTATGTCACGAGATTTTGATGATATCCGTAAGAAAATTGATCAATCTCATAAGGATCTATATAAAAAAGATGTAGAAAATGCAAAAGACATATGTGTACTAAAAAAAGATCAAGATAAATTACTTAAAGATATTAGTGAAATTAAAAAAGAAGTTAGAGATATTGGTTATAAAGTTGATTTGATGTTAGAAATACTTAATAGTTTCACCATAATGCTGGACGAATCAGAAGATATTGAAGAAGATTATGATACTGATCAAACATGGGTTCCAGATGAAGATGATGATTGGAATAGTAGAGAAGATGAAAGTTAATGGCTAGTTTAGCATTATTAGTTACAATAATATTCTTGGGTATGATATTGTTTGGCCCATTATTACTACTAATAAATAAACTCAATATTTTTCCAAAGATTATAATTCAATTCTTATCTATATTTTGTGCGATATATGGATTATGGTGGATATTAACTCTTGTTACGCCTATTCGCTGGCTAGGATTATTGCCGATATATTGTGCGTACCTTGCAACAAAATCTAAAGACGCGAGGCTTGACAACCGATAACAGTATGGTATGATACGCTAATCACAGGTCGATAACGAAACATATTGGAGAAGAAAATGAAGTTGGCAGACAGGACGGTTGAGACTCACAGTGCTGGTGTTAAGAGTGAAGCAGGATTCACTATCGCCCAAACCAGTAAAATGTTTAAGATTTTGTCAGACTCTCTTTATTCTGACAAGGTGATGGCAGTTGTTCGTGAGTTGTCCACTAACGCTTATGACAGTCATATTGCTGCTGGTAATAAGAATCCTTTTAAGGTAGTATTGCCTAGTGCTGGTAATCCTAATTTTGTGGTGCGTGATTATGGCACTGGTCTTAGTCAGGCCGATATGGAGAATCTTTATACAACCTATGGTGCTAGTAATAAGAATACTAGTAACGATTTTGTTGGTTGTCTTGGTCTAGGTTCTAAGAGTCCTTTTGCGTATACCAAGAGTTTTACTACTAGTTCTTATTACAATGGACAAAAGTATACTTATGTTGCTGCTATTGATGATAGTGGCGTTCCTACTCTGAATCTTTTTAGTGTCAGCGAAACCGACGAACCTAATGGTCTTGAGATTAGTTTTGCTGTAAAGCAGTATGACTTTGCTGAATTTAGTAGCAAGTCTATGCGTATTTTCCATTACTTTAAGATGAAGCCTATTATTGAGGGTGGTGTTCTAACTAATCTAAAAGATCATAAATATAGCAATAAAAACATCATCTTGAGCGGTGATGGTTGGAGAGTTTGCCGCCTGAATAATGATACTAATTATTATCCTAATGTTCATCACCATATTGATAGTGGCATTGTTGCACTAATGGGCAATATTGCGTACCCCGTTAAGGCTAGTCAGATTGTTGGTGAGGATAAGCAAACCACTAATGATGCTATTCAGCGTTGGAATCGTGCTTTTCAAAAGGCCGATATTGACAGTTGGAAAAGTTTTGTTAATGAGATTATTAACCAGAATCTTTATCTTGAACTTGACTTTGGTATTGGCGAACTTGAAATGGACGTTTCCAGAGAAGGTTTGCAGTATACCAAAGATGTAATTAGAACCTTGCGTGAAAAGACTCAAGAGATTTATCTTGAGATGAAGGAACAATTTAGCAAGAAAATCGCTGCTGCCAAAACCAAGGTAGAAGCAATCACGCTTTATTATACCCTTAACGATCTTGCTGGTGGTTGGGGAGTTGGTGCTGAATGGACTGACAGTAAGGGTAAGAAGCACAATATTAATTCTGGACAGGATCTAGAATATAAAATTCCTGCCGGAAAGAGTATGTACGTTTTTAATTATCGTACTGCTGGCTATCGTTCTCGTCGCATGGTTTATCAGACAAACAGTATTCATCACAATACTCTTACTGGTAAGGGGGAATACTATTGGAATAGTCAGAAAAAGACGGGCGAACTGTCATTCTTTGTTTGCGATATTAAAACAGAAGAAACAGCAAAGAAGATCGTTACTAGATATTGCAACGACAATAATTGTTTTGCGTATCTAATGATTGATACCAAGGATCATACTAAGGCAGATGAAGGTTTTGACGATCTTATCTCTGATGTTGGTGCTGACAAAATCAAGAAGGTTTCTGACTACAAGGACTTGATTAAGAGTAATAATCCTCGTAAGCAAAGTAGTCGATCTTCTAATGGTGCTGTTAGTGACCAAGATGTATTTTTTATCTATGGAGAATCTAAGGATAGCGGCAAAATTAGCAATCCTTATAACGATGCTCCTTGTCTCAGGGTTTTGACAGAAGATGAATTAGAGGCTTTTGAAGATAGTGATGAGATTATTTATGTTCCAATCATTCGCTATGCTAGTGCTTCTAATGAATATCCATCAATTTCTGATTTGAACCTAATGATAAACGATGTTACTGCAACATCATTAGTCAAGGATTTGTTTGGATCTAATAAGATTTATGCTATCAAGAGTGCTTTTGTCGATAAACTCAAGAAGCAGGGATATACGCTGATTGACTTTAATACTTTCTTCAAGAAGCAACTCAAAAGAGTTGCCAAAGATAGTCTGAACAAGTTGTCAGAATACAATGGTATTGTTGAATTTAGCAGAACTCAGAATAATTATTCTGCTAAGAATAGCGACACTTACTATGGATATGGTACTCTGGAAAAGCAATTTACTTTTCATATGCTTAATATTTTTGGTTTGGACTATGAGAAACATATCAGTAATAAGAAACTAGTTGATGCTATCAATTATTGTCTAATTATTGAGTTCTTTGTTGATACTGTTCATCGTCCTTCTTTTGATATCAAGCGATTCAAGGCGGCCGATTATTTTGGTCACATAACAAAACTATTAAGTGATATTGGGATCAATGGTCTTGATAGTCAGAAGGTTCGTAATAGTAATATTGCATATAATTCTTTGGTATCATATATTCAGAGTAGAATGTATATTCATAACGAAGATATGATGAAGGAGTGTCTTGCTATTATTAAGCCAGATGTTTCAAAGAAATATAATCTTGCCAAAATGGAAGATGTTAGAAAAGATATTAAAGCCGAACTTGACAACAATCCCGTTTTGAAGTATATTGTTGGTAGTCGTGCCGTGTCTGGCGAACTAAGAGAACTATCTGGTTCAAATGAACCGATTAAACAACTTGATGACAGGCATTACTACAGCGGTAATACTAAAACATGGTTAACAAGTCTAAATGATGTGGAAGCATTTAGAAAGCAAATTGGTAGTTTAGTTAAGTAATCACAGGTAACAATAGGAGTTTTACAATGGCTGTTCCGTTTATGTTTGTTGATGGTAATTTGACACTGGTTCTTAATAACCAGAGTTATCAGGTTTTGCCGGATCATATTAATTACAAGATGATTCTTGAGCGTTTGCCCACAGCGACCGCTGATGAATTACTTGAGATTGTTGATATTCAAAAGGCAGTCGCAGTATTTAGCGATGGTCTTGTGGATATTAAGGAAGGTAAGGTGTTCTATGATGGTGACGAAGTTCATGGTAGTATTAGTAAGAGAATTCTGGAGTTTATGAGCAAGGGTCTGCCATTTCAGCCCCTCGTTAACTTTCTGAATAATCTTATGGATAATCCTAGTATGCAGAGTCAGCAGGAACTTTATGATTTCCTTGAGCATGAGCATCTGCCAATTACTGAGGATGGATGCTTTCTAGCATATAAGGCTGTTCGTGGTGATTATATGGACAAGTATGCTGGAAAGTTTCGTAACAAGGTTGGCGATATTTGCAAGATGACCCGATCAAAAGTTGATGATAATCGTGGTCGCGGTTGTTCTCAGGGACTTCATGCTGGAGCATTGAACTATGTTGCTGGTTACGGCAGCGTCGATGCTGGTGACCGTATTGTTATTGTGAAGATTAATCCTTGTGACGTTGTTAGCGTTCCTAGTGATTGTAATTGTGAGAAACTTCGTACTTGCCAATATGAAGTTGTTGGAGAG